CCAGTTGGATAATAGGCAGTGACTTCGATCTTGCCTGCTGTTCCTTCTGGAGTGCTTAGATCACTGAATCGTGATTTTTTTAATGGTCTTCCCATTTGTTTTCTCCTTTGTTTAGGAGTCCAATGCTGGTTCTACCAGCTACGCGGTGGTTATCCGCATAAGTCTCCACACCATTGCGGAGCACAATTTGAACTGACATTATTTATCGTTATCTTGTGGAAATTAACTGTTGCGATAAAAGGGCGATGCTCGCGAACACCCCCCCTCGGTTTCCTTGCCGCTTTACTTCTTCTTGTAGATGCTATACAGATAGATATCCATGGCCACAAAAAAAGGCGCCATTTCTGGCGCCTTTTTTCAAATTCTCTAATCTTTCGATTAACTGAATTTTAAGTTGGTAGTGTTGATCGTTACTGTACCAAGATAGTCAGCCGCATTACAAAGAGATGACGCAGTGTTTGATAACTCTACGTAACCGTATCTTGTTAAGAAGCCCACTACTGGTTCAAAAGTAGACGGATCTAGCACAACGCCAGAAGACATCAACGGTATGTAAGGACAGTAGAACGCCGGAGCATCAGCTTCTGACGATCCTTTGTATCCTATCAATACTTTCTCGTTGTCGGCGGCGTAAGCGTTAACATACACTCTCATAGCTGAGTTTAAAGTTCCCACAAACTTGGTGTTTGATGGGGCTTCGAACGTGCCTTCAGTTGATCTTGCGAACGCTGAAGTTGTAGCTGATTGAAGTATAGTCAAAGCAGTTGGGGATACTACAGCGTAGTTTCCTGCGCCTCTTCTAGTTCTTTGTGCGATTGTGTTTGCCACTCTGTTGATCAAGATTGCAAGAGCCGCGTGCTCATCGCCCACGAAAGTTGCAGTTCCAGAAACAGCCGCTTGGTCAAACGCTTGTTGGTTACCAGTTCCAGCTAATGTAACTAACGAACCGATGATTTCTTGGTCGATTTCAGCAGTAATTTCTTGTGCTAGAGCGGCCATGATTTCAGCTTCGATGTCGATACCTTGCTGTGCCTGTGCGTCTTGAGCAGCTTCAAAAGTCCATCTTGCAGATAGTTTTCTTGATTTTGCTTCAACAGCTTGTTTTAAGATCTGGATGCTTAATTTTTTTCCAGGAGTACCTTCTAAAGAAGCAGTTGCGCCCGCTTTTGTAGAAGAGTTGTCACCTGAATATGCTTCAGCGATCTTGAATGGAGATAAAGCTTCTTCACCAGCAGTGGTTGTAGTTGTACCAGCTGATGCTTCTGCGTATCTGATTCTTAGAGTGTGTATTTGTCCTACTGGACCAGTCATAGGTTGAACACCAACTAGCTCGTTAGCGATAACGGTAGGTAGTACTCGTCTGATTACTGGGAGTATGACTCTGTTTAATGTAGCAACGTTGCCGGCACTTGTGGCGCCTGCAGTAGCAGACTCTGATAACGCTCTTTTAGTGTTTTCTAGAACAATGTCCAAAGTCTTTTTTCTGTTACCACTTAAACCTTCGGTCAATGCGGCTTTCGTTTCGCCCCATTTTGATTCAAATAGTTCTGACATTTGATCTTTTTCCCTTTTTGTTAAGTTATATACCCGCCAATTTGCGGATATTTGTTAAATCAGCATCTTCTCTTTGTGATCTGTCGCCCTTTGCTTCAGAAATTACTTTCTTGCCAACCGGCGCAGTTGACTTGTCGTCCATCACTGGAGGTAGATACTTCGCATAAGCAGATTTAAGAGCATTCGTTTGAACTGATTCAAGCAATTGACTCATTACATCCGCCTTGTCTTTGCTCAATGGTTTGAGCAACTCAGCCATCGTTTCCTTGCGTTCCATCAAATCCTTGGTTCTAGCAATTTCTTGCTCTTTGGATTCAATCACCGCTTGTTTCTCATCGATGGATTTCTTAGCTTCGCTTATTTTTAACATCTGCTCATCGACCACTTTTAACAGTCTGGCAGTCTCGCTCTTCTCATTTAGGTAAGAAGATTGATATTCAGAAGCGAATGCTTCGAAAACTCGTTTACCAAAGTTGATCTGTCTAGCAGCAGTGATGTCTTCCTTCAACTGAGCCAGTTCCTCGCTCAATTTCTTGGTCACTGCGTCTTCGACCACTTTGGCAGATTTCGTGATGAAAGCCTCTTTCAATTTCTTCATTTGAGCTTTGGCTTCTTTCACTAATTTGACTTTGGTTTCCACTACACCTTTTTTGTCTTCGTGGAATTCTTTGATTTCTCTGGCAAGAGCGCTCACTACGAATTCTTCCAATTTTGAGAAGTTTTCGTGTACACTCTTCCTGTCAGCATTGAGTTCTGTGATCTCTTCCGCTAATTTGTTCATCACGAATGATTCCAATTTCGCAGAATGTTTGCCCACGTTTTCTTTGTATGCTGTTTTTTCCATTGCAAGTGCTTTTCTGTCTTCAATGAACTTGGTGATCTCTTCGCTTAACTTGTCGGTCATCATCTTGTCGATGGCTTCCACCATGTTGTTTTTGTCATGCTCATATCTCTTAGCGAATTCTTCTCTAAGTTCAGCGGCAGCTTGCTCTTTGTTTTCTTTAACTTTGTTTTCCCATGCTTCTTGGATGCTCTTCTGAGTCTCTTCTCCAATAACGCCTGATTCTACTAGTTTTTGTATTGCGTCGAACATTATTTTAGGTCCTTTATTATGTTGGTTAGCGTCTCCCTGAGGTACTTCTGTGCTTTTTTATCATCTCTAATCTCAGCAGCCAGACCCATTGCTCTATTTCCGCCCTTTGTGTTCAACAAATGTTCGTAAATCGCAGTTGGGTAAGCACCCGGTGCCGAAGGTTGTGCCACTACGTCCACTGTTATGATCTCGAAATCACTGACCTGTCCCCCGCCGTATTCTGAAACATTTCCAGAACCTCGGCTTGACACGCCCAGTTTGACTCCGGACTCTAACATAGTTTTCACTAGTAGGCCCATTGGTGTTGGCAGGATCTTCATCTTGCCGTATCCATTTGGACCATCCATCCACATATCGGTTAGCATGTGGCTGACTCGGTCCAAATTAATTTTTAAATCATCGGGATGGTCCACTTCTCCCAGAACAGAATAACCAGACGTGATCTGATCATTGAGTGTTTTCACAGCTTTCTGGATCTCATTGACTGGATAAACTCTCTGATTGGCATTCTTGATGCCGCCCTGGATGCAGATGCCCTTCATGTAAAGGTCCTTGCCTTCCTTGCCCTCGTGCAAGACTTCCATCCTGGCCTGATCGTAGGTTAAGTGTTCTCTTAGGTACAGTGACATTTCCGCTCCCTTTTCTTTCTCTTATTGCTTACTTCTTTGCGGCAGCGATTGGAGATTTGGCTGATTTGTCAGAACCATCAGTATTGTTAGCTTTCACTTGTTTAGTGAACGCTGCTTTTTCTTTACCTAGGTTATTTTCAATTCCACCCATTTCTTTTGCTTTGGCAACAGAAACTTTCGCATTGTCTTCCTGAGCTTGTGCTATGTTCTTCACAGTTCCGCCCATGTCGTTTTTGCTTGCGACTGGAGATTTTGCAGATTTGTCTGAATGGTCGGCTGTGTCAGCAGTCTTTTTCTCATGATACTCTTTCACAGTTTCCTTTTTCATGTCATCTTTTTTAGCTTCTTGAGCTACCTGAGCTGGTTGAGCAACTGCAACTGATTCTTCTGATTTCTCTTCTGAATCTTTTTCGCTGTTGTCACCATTCATCATTTTTTCGAATTCTGCTTTAAGTTCTTCTAAAGCATCTTCTAAGTCAACAATTTTATTTTCGATTTCTGCGTCACCTTGTGCAGCATCGGCAGCTGGCTCTTCGCCATTTGCTTCTGCTTCACCTTTTTCGTCGGCTGCAACGTCAGCAATTAAATCGTCAGTAGCATCGCCACCGACCTCTTCTATTGATTCTTCTTCTTTAGAAGTTTCTTCAATTTCTACTTCTTCGTCAACTGATTCGTCTTTTGAATCTGTCTTTTCAGTTTCTTTTACTTCTTCTTTTTCTTTTTCTTTAGACTCTTCTTTGGCTTCTTCAACAGCAGTTTCGCTATCTACTAGGCCTTCGTATATGTCTCTAGATTTTTCTACAACGATTTCGTGGAATAACGCTTGCGCTTTGTCATTCTCTTCGTTGATTAATAATTCAAGCAATTGCTCGAACTTGTTTGTTGGTTGTGTCATTGCACGTGCTCCTTTGGCAAGTTTTGGTATTATACTTTATAAAGTGTACTATTTAAGCCTTTGGTGAAATAAAGCGGTATTTTTGGCTCAAAAACCGCCGTTTTTGACTAAGAATGGACTTGTATATTATGTATCTTTAGAAACTCGTCAATATCTAGGTGTTTAAAGTTGGCACTAAACTCTAGATCGTGGGGTTTAAAAGCATCTTTTCGTACTACTCTACGGAACTGTATCTGGGGATAATCTGTCAGCACTCTTTTGGTTTGATTTAACCAATTTCCATGATAGGTGGCTTCGTCGTTGCTTTTTTTATAGTTTCTGGTGTCTTTGAACAAATTGTTGAACCCGTATCTTTTGCTCTTGGCGTCCTTGACGTGTCCTTGATAATCAAAACCCAGTATGTAGATCATGGTAAATTTCTTGTCTGCGGCCATTTTCAACGCCGTGGGTCCTGAACTCCAGCCCAGGCTGGGTTGTAACCACTTGATGTGATTCTTGGCATTTTCATTTTTTGAATACTGATGATTGTAATTGGTCCATACTTCGTGTGTTTTGGGATACTCTGTTTCGGCAATCTCCAGTATCATCTTGGGATCCACAGCTATGAGATAGTCGGGCTCTTCGGTCCTGTACACAGCATTGCAGGCAAACACAGTGCCGCGTTGTTTTAGATCTGCTATGCGTATGCCTCTGC